GCATGTCGCCGCCATCGTTGGCCACGTTGTCAGCCAGGATGCCAAGGCACGAACGGATCAGACGCCGCTCGTTGATGGTCGCCCAGTACTGCCCGATGCGGCTGGTGATGGCGCCTACGGGGTCTTCCAGCGCCAGGTCACGCGACAGGTCCATGATCGACCACGACTGGTTCTGGTTGGCCAGACGGAACGACATCTTGGACGTGTTGACCTTGTTCGGCGTGATGGTGTCATCCGGGTCATCGTTGGAGTAGTTCGGCTCGGGGGTGCCAAGCGGGTTGTAGTTCGTCAGTTCGCCGATGTGGCCCCCGGCGCCGATCTGATTCTGCAGTTCGGCATCGGACGCGAGCACGCCGGAGTTGATGAACGTGTTGAGTTCGAGCTGCGCTTCCTGGGTGCGGCGCGCAAAGGTGAGCGGGTTGTAGATGTCAGCAAGCTGGACGGTCGCCATGATTGTCTCCTGAGGTTACGATTGTCCGATCAGACGCTTGTATTCATCGGGATGCTCGTTCGCAAACTTCGCTTCCTCGGTCGCAGTCATCTCGGAGAGTTTCTTCCGGCCGGCACCGCCGCCTTCGCCCGCGCCACCGGCACCGCCGCCGCCCGAGCTTGATCCCTTCATTATCGTCTTGTAAGCAGGGTTGTCAAGGAATTCTTTTTCGAGATCGTTCAGCGACAGTGCACTCGGACGCCCTGCTGCGTCTTTGACACGGATCAGGGGCAGGCTCTCCACGATCTCGACGGACAAGCGGTCACGGATCAGCCCTTCCAACAGGCCGGGGACGGTGCAGATGCGCTTCGCCATGTCGGACGCAGCTTGGTTGATCGTCACGGCGCGAAGGGCTTCCATGGCGCGCTTGCCTTCTTCACGGGCAGCGGCCGCATCGCGTTCAGCCTTTTCCTTCCAGGACTTCTCGAGCGCGGCAATGTCGCCCGCAGCCTTCGCCGCGTCCTCGGTGGCTTTGCGCGCGGCCTCGGCCTCGGCATCTTCCTTTTCTTTCAGCTTCCGCTTGGCCTCGTCCGCCTCGCGCTTGGCGGCTTCTTTCTCGGCCTTGAGAGCTTCAAAGCCTGCGTCTTCCACGTCCAGGACGTAGCTGTCGCCATCGGCTTTGTATTCGGTCTTGAGCGCATCCGACAGGGCGTCGTATTCCGCTTTGGTGATCTTACGTTTCAGAGCCATTGTGCTTCTCCTACAGTTTGGCTTTCTCGAAGGCGTCAGGGTTCTTTTTCCGCAGTTCAGCCAAGGTCAACGGCTGGAACTTTCTGTCAACGACTGTGACAGCAAACTGATCTGCTGTCAATCCCCCGCTCCGGAAAAGACGTCCTTTTGTTGGTCCCAGGACATCATCTTGCAGATCCGCTGTCTGCCTTTTGAGCCACTGGTAATACGTCTCGCCGGCGGTGAATGCTTTGCCGAAGCCTTCGCGGAACATGGTGTTGAGCGAAAAGATCGGTTCGATGTGGGAACGACAGCGCAGGTGCATCGGGGGTGTGGGACCCTGCCCGAATCTGAAACGCTGTCCGGACAACGACCGGCAAATGTCAGAGGTTCGTGCATCGAGCACAGAGACCCATGTGTAGCCGATGACGTAATCCATATAGCGTTGCATTGCCTGCAACCTGGATGCTGACATCCCGAATTGAACAATGGTGTCCACAGTGGTCGCCGCGAAGTTTCGCATACGGGTCAACAGCCCGTCTTTGCGAAGCCGCGATGCTGTTCCTTCGAGCACAGCGAGCAACTGTTCCGTGGTCATATTGAGGGCACGCGCTCGTTGGATCGTTTGACGCAGCATCGCGCGTTGATCCTTGAGGAGCTTGTCCAGTGTCTGCTTCATCGTCAAGCCTGTTGCCCCGACAATCGCGCCGGCGATCAACGGCCACACAGGCGCGGCCTCTGCGGGCTGCTCGTCGGCTTCGGTGCCTTCGTCTGGCAGCACAATCGCTTTCCGCATGGAGGTTGCGAAGAACACTGTCTCGTCGCGCGTGTAACGAACCAGCCAGTCCGTGATGTGCTTGGTGTAGGTGCGCGACGCAATGTCAAACTCTTTCAGGACGTCCGACACGACAAGGGTAAGCGTCCGCATGTTTGTCCTGTCAAACCGCGTCACGCGATGCTTTGCGAGGGCTTGCAGAACCGCAGCGAGCACAGCAAGGGTTACCTTGTCATACTCAGCGTGCAACGCGGTTTTTGCGCGCTCAACGTAAATCTGACGATACGTCAGAACGTCGCTGAGAAACGCGCTGTGAACCCCCTCAATCATTCGGTTTTCGCTTTCGGGTTGTTGCCGGTGTTGCCGCCCGTGTTGTCGTCTTTGTTGTCGTCTTCCTCGTCATCGCCAGCCCCGGCCTTCGCGTCAAGAGCCGCCTGCGCCATCAAAGACGATGCGGGCGGATTCTCCTTGATGTTGGCAAGGGCTTCGGCGTCATCCTCGGATGCGATGCGAGCGCGCTTGAGGGCCGAACGCATTTCCGACCAGGTGATTGCTTCTGCCTGCCATTCGGCAATCAGTTGCTGCCGCTCCTGCGGGGTCATGTTCGACAGGTCAAAGTCGCTGTTCAGCTCGAACTTGAACTCGCCCTTTTCAGGGGTGAACGCCTGTGCCCACATGATGGCGCTTTTATATGCGGCGGTGACGTTCTTGGTCGCGCTCGACAGGATCGACGTCTCGGACGCCTCGTCCTGCGTTGCCTCGGTGGCCGTGCGACGGATCGACCGTTCTTCGACCAACTTCGCGCCGAGGGCACGCATCTGCCCCTCTTTCATATCCATTGCCTCTTTCGGCATGGAGTTGGGCGAGGGCTGCAACAGTTGCGCGCTGCCGTCCTTGGGCAACATGATCCCACCGCGCGACCCGAGATACACTTTGCCTTTCATCACGTTGTTGACCCACTCTTCGGTCAACCCCGCGAACACAGGGGTCGGCTGTCCTGCGATGAAGCAGGCATCTTCAAAGTCGGCACTGTTGCGGTAGTGCGCGATGTTCAAGGTCGCCATCGTGTAGAGCGGCGACGAATCCAGATCCGGATCATTGTTCTCGGGACCGAAGAAGGTAAACGGGATCTGATCGAACTTCGATCCATCGGCCTTCGTCGGTTCGACAGCCGGGCCGACTTCGCTGATCGACACTTTGCCGTCAACCGTCTGTTCCACGAACACTTGAACCGAATAGACGTTGGTCTTTTCGTCCAGTTTCAGCACGCGATACGCGACAGCCGTCTTGGTCTCGAACCCGTCATCTTCGACGTCCATGGTCTCGCGCAGCACGACTAGGCACAGCAGGGTCTTTGCGCCGACCTTACGGGTGCGCCAGTTGATGATGTTGCGCGGATCATACAGCTTGATGATAGGGCGCATCTCGCCCGATTCCATCTGTGCCCGGGTCACGACGCCACCGGTCTTGGGGAAGTCGGCCAACAGCCCGCCGCGCCCGTAGGCGAGGGTGTATTCCAACGCCTTCTTCGCCTGCTGTTCAAGCCCGGTCCCCGTGCCTTCGACGTCCTCGACCATCATCTCCATGCTCGTCGGCATCTCGATGACAGAATCTCGGCCGAACACTTGCCCGACGAGACCGATAAGGGTGCGGGCTGTCACGCCGTAGAAAACCGCGCGGGTCAGGTAGTTCTTGTAGCGGGGGTCCGTAACCTTCCCACCAGACTCTTCGTCGGGAACAGGAAGGTATTTGTCCTTCTTGGCTTTGACGGCATCTTCACCGTCAAGGCAATCCGAGATCAGGTCCCATCGTGACAGGGCGTTGACGACCTCGGGTCGCATGTAAGACACATTCGGAATACCCGTCGCTGTGGTTGCAACGGCTGTCTGCGGCTTGTTGACCGGGATGAAACCTTTGGGCATGTCTTACCTCGGCGAATGAACGTCAATCGACGTTGCGTAACGGTTGCTGCTTGCGAGGACGCGGTAGCGCGTGTCATCCCAAACGTGATCTTCTGCCTTCGTGTCAACGTCATCCGGGTTATCCTCGTCCCGAGGAAGGGTCGGAATGATCCCGATGAACGCACGGCAATTTTCCATAACGTATATGCCCGGACCCTCGTTGTCAAGCGATGCTTCCAGGCGGTCCCGCATCAGTTGAAGACCGTTTATGCGCGACCCAGGCGACTTGTCGGACTTTTCCCACAATACACCCTCGCGCGCCATCTTGATCTCGATGGTATCAACGTCTTCTTCGGTCACGTTGCGGATCTGGTTGTCGGCCGGGCCTGCGAGCGGGCGCGATGCGATCCAGCCGAGCTTGAGCAACGTGTCCTCGTATTCACGAACCCCAAGGGCGATGTTCTTTGCGGACATCTTCAAGCCGGCGTTGCGTCCGATCTCTTCGGTGCCATACCATTCAGCAAAACGGATCAGGGTCCCACGCGGGGGCGCCCATGTCGTTCCGTCCTGCATGATGGCTTCTTCCCCGTTCGCCTCAGCCCACCAGCCGACGCTGAACGGATGAGACGAGCCCCAGTCAAACGAGCGATCCAGTCGCCAGCTTGTCGGAATCCGGAATCTTGGGATGACGTGGACGCGCGTGTCCCACAGGTCATCGAATGCCCCGCCGGCGACAATGTCCCAGTCCCCATAGAGCCAGGCCCTGCGCTTGTTCTCGTCGCGGATCGCTTCCAGCTGGGCAACGTATTCCGGGGGCAGGTAACGGTTTTCTTTGTATGACCCGAACAGGCGCACTTTGGTCCGCGTGATGTTCTCACGTCGCTGTGTCCGCGGGTTAAACACCTCGGTCGTGGTCTTCATCACACGCCCCGGAGGCGCAGGGTCGATGAATGTCTTTTTGACCCATGTGTGGCCAGGACCATATGGGTTGGTTGTGCTGAAGATCATCAGGGGCATCTCCGGCAGGGGCGCCCCGTCATACGTCGCATAACCTTCGTCGTTTGGACCGCGTGACTTGTCATCCCGAGGATCGCGCCGAGGGGTGTTTTCACGCGGCAGGAACGATGAACGGTTGGTGGACATCATCGCTTCGTAGAGGTCCGGCGTCGGATACTTCGCAAGCTCGTTCCAGCCGATGAACGGAAATTCCTGACCGTGATAGTTCCAGTAGTCCGTGTTCCGCTTGATTTGCCGGAACAGCAATTCCTCGCCCGAATCCCAAACCCATTTGTAATCTGAGGTCGAGGACTTGAAACGAGCCACAGGACCAGCAAGCTGAGGAAACCAGCGTTGAGACTTGGACACAAGGTCGTCAAGGTTCTTATACTCCCGGTCAAAGATGACGCCACGCCAGTAACGGCCGTAACCGAGACCGACATAGCGCCGGAACTTCATCAGCTGGGAATCTGTCTTGCCGGGACCGCGTGAACCCTCGTAGAGGATTTCGTTGCACGGGCACGCAATGGCTAGGGTCTGTGACCCAGCCAACGGTTTCCATGCAATGGAGGGTTCCATAACCGTCATGCGATGCTCTCGGCGTAGATGGGCATCCCTGACCACACATCAAGCCCGATTGCGATGGCGATGGCGTCTTGCGGAGACGCGCCGGCTTTCAGCGCACCATATGCGTATTGTGCGCCCGAACCGATGCAAT